CTTTCACCATCGAAGGAGATTGAGTGAAGTATCGTGTGAATGGAGGAGGGAGATACGACCATGAGCTGTGGGAATACGGGACCGATTGGTTGCGCGTGGATTACCTGACAGGCAGTTGGGTATGCTCGGTTGAGCAGAAAGAAGTGGGGGACCAGCACCGGATAATATTCATCAATCCGGTGAGGTGGATCTGGTCCCCACTCGCGCGCTTACTGAACGGAGATGTTCTCAGGCGGCGGCGGTTCGAGACGAATGGGGTGAACCGCCTGGATCGCATTGATGCGACGGGAAGAATCCGAGTTTCACTCGGAATGCCAGGTGAGTACGTGAGCGTGGAGGAGGACATGGAAATGTTCAATGCGGCTTCAATAAGGGTCGCGTCGTCCAAGACACCGGACATCCACTCAGTCGAGACGTATCTTCGGCTGATGGAAGACAAGGACGACAAGGATGGGCAAGCGCGAGCTTGCATGAAAGCCCCTCTCCTCTGCAAGCTCCTCATGCGGCAGCCCGCGGCTATGACCACACTATCGATAGCCGGCGGGAAACCAGCGTCGTATCAGTGTCACGGTCCAGTGACGGAAGGGTTCAGTCCCAGTGATGATGGGAAAGAACTCGGGAGGCAAGTTGCGCCACCACTGGCTAAGAACCCAGCGGTGGTCCCCCAGCTATCGCGGAACAACGACACCCAGTGTATCAAGGGTAGGATCACTGAGGTGAGGAACACCGTAGAGCCCCCGCGGAAGTACTATCAGTACGCGGCGGAGTTTGCGGAAACGTTAGTTGGGGGAGCGGACGGTAAAGGATGCCCCTGGTCGGTGGATCAGGTAGATCAGGTCCAAAACCGACCTACCCAGAAAGTGCGCACGGAGCAGGTGCGCCAGTTCATCACCGAGAATACCGACCCGGTGAGGATTCGGGCTTTCATGAAGAAGGAGGCCTATTCTGGGATTAACGACCCACGGAACATCAGCCAGGTGCCGGCTACTCATACGCTCAAATTGTCAGCGTATACGTACGCTTTCAAGGAGCAGGTCCTCAAGCAGCAGCCCTGGTACATGCCCGGAAAGAAACCATCGGAGATCGCCAAACGCCTCTTCGACTTGGCGAAGATGAACAGTGCTCTGTCGGAAACGGATTACTCCCGATTCGACGGCACCATCAGTTCGTTTTTGCGCGGTGTCGAGCGCAAAGTTTACCTGCGCTGGGCGGCCATGGATAACAAGAGTTACCTTGGCAATTTGCTCACGGCGGAATATAACGCCAAGGGGGCAACTGCGAAAGGAGTACGTTACGGAGCAGGCTTCGGCAGGCTCAGCGGGTCGCCGTTAACAACTGACGGCAACACCATCATCAACGCGTACGTCTCCTACTGCGCGAATCGAGAAGGCGGAATGAGCCCGCGAGAAGCCTACGATGCGTTAGGCGCCTATGGTGGTGATGACGGAGCATCACCATCAGAGAAGCGGCTCATGGAAATGGTGGCGAAGGACCTCGGGCTCTCGTTGAAATGCGAGAAACGATCACACGAGCCCGTCAACTTTCTGGGGAGGGTTTTCATTAACCCTTGGGTCAGCGAGGCAAGTATCCAAGACCCGGTGCGCACGATTAAGAAATTGCACATATCGTTTGCGCCGCCGGACGTAACCGACGCACAAGCCCTTCTGAACCGAGCAATCGGTTATGGGCAACTGGACCCGGAGGCACCCATCGTAGGAGTGTGGTGCGAGACCGCCAAGCGAGTGGTTGGAGGAGGAGAGTTAGATCCGCAGGTAGCGGAGAAATGCCGTATGGACCTACCGTACTTCACGGGGTGGCCGCAAGCCACTCGCGACCAGAGTTTACCAGTCGTAGCCGATCGTCTGGAGCTCACCATCGCGAATGTCGAGTCAATTGAGGCTGACATCCGAACGGCGAAGACGGTGGCACAGTTGCCATCAGGATTAGTACCGACCCCTGATCAAGATAAGTATCAGGTGGCTGTACGCTACGGCAGTGCACTTCCACTGCCTCGACGAGCCCCGAAGAAGTCGCG